TGCATCGTTACGAAAATTAAAGCCTCCTAATTGAGTACTCACATCCAACGGAGGAGTATCAATATCAGAACCGCTTCCAGTTGTAATATCTGCAACAGCCTTTCCAGTTAAGTCTTTTGGAACGAACTCAATCTCTCCAGACTTATTAGCTTTAATATCCTCTAAACGGTCTTTATTCGCGTTAAGAAAATCGCCAAATTGTCCTAGAATACCTTTTACAACTTCTTTTTTCTGCTCTTCGATGAAATCCTCAAGTGTTGTACCAACTTCCTCAATGGATTTAGTACAAGCCTCAAGTTCTGTTTTTGTAGCATTACTTTTTTGAGCATCTGCTAAAGTGGTTTGCACTTCAGCAAATTTATCCTCTAATGCCTGTTTCATTTCTTCAGGGTTCATAATTTTAAATTTTTTTGTTAATAATTAATTTTTAGCAAGGTGACTTATGTCGGCGTTGCTTTAAAAATTACTTGGGTGATTCACTCGGCGCAAGTAACCATTCTTTTATAATATCAACCTCTTTAATAGGTTGGTTTATATTCTCTTCTTTTGGTTGTAAAGTTGGTGTCATAGGGTTTGAACCGATAGGAACAGCAGAGCCCTCAATGGCTTTTGCTTCATATACAGCCCAAAAATAACCATCTTTCTCAACCTCAGCTTTGTTTAAGATTTTATCAATATGTTTATCATATTCAGCTTTTAGGTCTTTATCTTCTTCATCTTCACTATTTAAAGCGAATTTAATTCGAACATACATCATCCCAACAGAGTGGTTATCAACGTTTTTATCCCTATACTCTTTAAACATTGTTGGGTTTCTACTTTCTTTAACATTTGAATCAAAGACTAACGCTTCGGTTGAACCCTCAAAATCATAACCAAGCTCTTTCCATGTAAACGTTTTGGTAAATGCTTGTAGGTCGTTTTTATCTGAAATTATTTTATCAAACCTCATTTGATGTTCCTGGAGGTGCTTTATTCTTTTGTTTTCACTTAAAGATTTATCCCAAATTCCATTAATATGAACGTCTTTGTGGCTGTCTCTTATATTCGTTGTATTAATTATTGCACGAACTTTTACTGAAGTTATATTTCCATTCCCATCATTTTTTAAGACTCCTTTGGGTTTTAATTCAACAACAGAGAAGCCAAAATCGTCATCGCATTGTTTTATCTCAGACTTCTTTTGATATAATATATCATCTTGCTCTTCTTTGAGCCACGCGAAAAGCTCTTTTTGTGTTTCGAATGTTGGGATTTTGATTTTCATAACTTTGCCATTTTATATTTATCCAGTAATAGTTAGCTCCTAGTATTGGATTATAATCTATTATTATCATTTATTTTTTAAGCTATTAACTCTCCTCCAGTATTTTTTTCAAGGAATAAAATTAAAGCAGCCCAAGTCGTAAATGGGTCTCCAGCACTATCTAAAATACTTGCTGTTCCTCCAGCCATGTTAGCGTCTGTTTTAGTTCCTTTTACAATCGTAGATGCAACTACAAATCCATTAACATCTGTATCATCAATAACCGATGTTATTGTTATTACTGCTCCAACTGCTGCTGCATTATAATTAGGAGTAGAAGTAAATGCTGTTATATTTGCTGCTATTAAAGTTGCAAGAGCATCAGGATAATCTCCTTCAACTTCTGCGCCACTCATAATTTCAACAGAATTTACAAGTATTCCAGTTACAGAGGCATCGTTTAATCCGCCAGTTAATGTAGCTGCACTTACTGCGGCTTTTACACCGTCATTTGAAGATAACGTTGTTGCATTTCCTATTGTTCCACCTAGTTGAGAGGTAATTGTAACAACTCCTACATTAGATGTTGCTGAAACATTATCAGGTACGGTTCCAGCTCTTGCGTCATTAGAAATAGAATCCGCTAAATCAGTCGCTGCCGCAGTATCGCTTGTATCAACACTAAATTGTGTATTATCAGCTTTAGCTCCAGCAACGCCAGTATATGTTAATCCATCAACAGTTGATGTAGTTGCATCAACGCCTCCAGAAAAAGTAGCTCCACCAATAGTAATAGGTGCGCCAGTTTTAGCAAGTGTTATTGCATTTCCTCCAGTTCCTAAAACATCACTTGTTACTGTGACAACATTTGTTGTTGGCGATGCCGAAACATCTCCAGATGTTCCAATCCTTACATCTGCATTTACAGCCGCTGCTAAGTCGATTGCGGTTTCGTTATCTCCAGTATCTATTGAAAATTGAGTATCATTTGCTCTTGCTCCAGCAACAGCAGTGTATAATAATCCATTAACAGTAACATCGTTTCCAGCAATAGCACTAACAAGTGTAATTGTTTCTGTTGCAAAAGCATTCGCAACCGCTGATACTAATGTTACTGTTCCTGTTGCGTGAGTTGCTGCAGTTGTATCTATTGTAACACTACCTTGAGCTGGCTCATCTGCGTAATTTATACGACCAGATAATCTACCATTTAATGCTTTATTAAAAAGCTCAATATACTCATTTGCATCATTTGCATAAAACCGTACATCTCTGTATGGATAGCGCCAAGGATTTCCTCCGTCGGTTGTCTTTTTTAAATAATTCCCTGAAATTTCTAATTTAACTCCCATGATTTTATTTGTTTATTTATTAATTAATTTGCTATCTTTCATAGCATTTTGCTTTATTTTATTCATCTGAATTGCCCTCGCTTTGGCTTCCTTCGCTTTGAGTTCCTGTGCTTGAGTTGTCTTCATTTTGTGGTTTTAATTCGTTTAAGGTAATGTTTTTATCGTAACCAAGCTCCTCTAAAGCTATATCATCTGGTAATCCAGCAGCTCTTAAAGCCGCAAGTGCTTGACCTTTTAACTGAATCCCTTTGTACTTTTCAATTAAAATAAACTTCATTATTGGCATATGCTCGTAAGTACCAACTAATCTAAGATTATCATCATTTAAAAGTCTTTGGAATGGTGCTGTAAAAGCATTTATTGATGGTTGCATTTCGTTTTGAATAAAAGAAACCATTGACTCTTTGAAGTTATTATATGTTGTTTTTTTAGCCTCCAGGGAAATAATATCCTTTGGAAGGTGTAGCGCAGTATATATCAGATTTCCGTCAACCTTGACGCTTTCATCTAAGCCTAAATCTCGTAATGCTATATGCATTGATTTATAGGTTAAACTTGATTTTGTTACAATTCCTCTTTTTCTTTTCGTACCTAATCCGTAATTGTTTTGAAATAAATTTTCAATATCTTTCTTTTCTTCAGCAGTTAAAGGAAATTCTCCGCTTTTATCTCCAGTTATAAGCTCTTTACCATTAGTTTTAAGAATAATGTTTTTAGCAAGTAAACTGTCGTTTGTATTTATAAGCGTCTGCTTTAGCCCATCTATTCGACTTTTCGTTTCAAAACAGTTGGTTGTATCTAAGCAATTAGGTAAATCGTAGAAAAATAATAAATCTTTAAACTTAATCTTTTGATTTTCGCCCTCCCTATCATAGAGTATTTTAACCTCTCCAATTTTATTGTCTAAATTAAGTCTACTTAGTTTGGTTTTAAATTCATCAGGATACTCTATTAATTCAGGGTTTAAAGAATAAATAACTGGAGGCTTGCTCGTTCCTACTGGTTTTTTTATATATAAAACAGCTTTGCCGACTGCAATTTGTGTAAAATTAGTCGTTTCAAGTAAATCCTCTCCAGTTTGATAGTAGTTTGGTTTCTCAAGTAATTTAAGCAACCAATGGTTTGTTATTTTTTCTTTTGTAGTTCTGTTTTCAATGTAAAACTCAGCTTGTGAGAATAATTTAGCTAAAAACAGTATCGCTGGAGTTAAAATCGGGTGATTTTGTGCGACCTCTAAATTACTTTTTCCTAATCCTCCCCAGTTATTAAATTGGTCTATCTGATAAAATGTGGTTCCATCTAGATAACGAGTAAAGAATGGAAATTTAATCTTTGGGAAATTAAAAGCCATTTATTGATATTTTCCTCAAACTTACAACAAAAAACGTTAATTGATTGAAAAAATCCCCCAAAAAATAAAAATTTCAGAGGATTCTTCAGAAAATAACCAAATTAAATCAAAACAAGAATTAAATTTTTATACTCAAATATTTTACTAAATATGTTATAACATATCTTAGAGCATCCATAAGATGATC